TTGGATGACTTCTGACGGTTGCAATTAGGTTCTCCAGTCGCTCACTGAGGACTGACTGCCAGAACACGACGTCCTCATGGTTTCCACGCTCATTCGATTCCAGCAAGGCCTGTGCCACTTCCTTCACCGATGCTAGGAGCACCTTCCATTCGTTGGGCACTTTGCTTCACCTTGTCTAGTGTGGCCTGGTCTGCACCGGCGCGTTTCGCTTCACTCCATAGTAGACGGAGCGCGTCGACATCGGTCATAGCGTTCGCCTCGGACACCCAGTCGCGTGTCTTGTGCCGTTCGACCTTCTGCATTTCTTCAGCCGATGGACGCTTCGACCCAGTGAACTCTCCACCTAGGTCAGCGATGGCGCGGCCGATGGCTGACGTGGAACAGTTCTCGATATGACTGACCTTATTAACAGGTGACGTGTCAGGGCGTTCCTCAGCGTAATCGGTGGTGACCGGCATAGGGTCATCGCGATCAGTCCACACTGACGCCTTGATAATGATTTGTTGGTCCTCGAAGTGAACGATTTCTGTGTGGATGCGACCCTCTGGGAAACGCTTCCAGAACAAGTCAATCCGTTCAGCGACGGTGGAGTACTGTGTGATGTCGAACCTAGCCATTACTTCTTCCCCTTCTTGATTACCAGCCACGGCGTTCCGTTGCCTCTGGCCTGCCTTGACGTTACACGCTGACCACTGACAAGACCAGTTCGTGCAGACCCCATCACACCCAGCACCTCAGACTTCAAAGCCAACAGGTCACGTTCAGCATCCTCGAACGTCAGTTGCGCTTGCAGTAGCCGCGACCCCAGGTCACCCAGTTCCACCTCATCATCTGTGATGTGTGGGTTCATCTGCCGTTGTGCCTCATACGTGGACTTCGAACCGTCCCATGCTGGTTGCACATGCTTCTGCAGGTGTTCCCAGAACCTCTGGGCGTGACTACGTTGGGTGTCGATTTCGAACTGATCCCACTCGATGTAGTGTTCCTCCCAGTTCCATCCGGCGACACCGACGATGACACCACGCTGGAGGTTCAACACATCCATGTAGTGCAACACCTGGGCACGATAGGCCGGTGGCACCTCGTCCCAGAATGACCTGGACGTTTTCACCTCGACGACAATCCACTCCCCTGTTTCACGATGTTCTGCTACCGCGTCAGGGTTGGCGTGCATAAACGTGTGCTTAGGGTGCCGCCATGTACCGGTCAGGTACACATCCCACTCAGGGTTCTCAGCCTGCCACATCTGCAAGATAGGGTTCTCGAACGCCTTACCGAACCTGACCGGCCAGTTATCTATCGGAGGGTCAGGTATCTGCCCTGTACGCTTTGCCCACAACTCGAACGCTGACTGCCACGGGTTCAGTCCCATGATGGTGCCGATTTCAGACCCACCGACACCTTCAGACCTGATCGCGTGCCACTCGTCACTGCCACTGTCAGCCATCCCCAACCAGATGGCATCGTTGAATGTGTTGACCAATGTTTCGAACTCTCTGTTTTCTGTCATACCATGGAGTCTATGACTCACCACCGACAAAGACCACTAGACCGGTTCGTGAGTGAACGGGCGAAGGTGGAGTCGACACCGTGTGAGTCACACCCTGACCTGTTCTTCCCAGAGGATTTGCCTGCAGGGAAAGCACGCAAGCAGGCCATCCAGATGGCGAAGCAGTTATGTGGTGACTGCCCTATCCAGATGGCCTGCTTTGAGTATGCGATTACCGCTAAGGAACGGTTCGGTATTTGGGCTGGCACCCTACCAAGTGACCGATAGTTCTTCATCCAGATTGATACGCGCCGCATGTATCAAATCCTCCATGAGTGACTCCCAGTCTGTCCCTGACACGGCGAATCGAAAGTCACCCGCCAGATACACGTGAACTACCCATTTGTGTTCAGCCTCAGAGTCGTAGAAGTACTCGACTACGAAGTCAGGCATCAGCCGTCCTCCCACTCTGGGTCATCCTGGAACTGCCAGGTGAGGTGATCGCGTAGGTCGCGGGCCTGTTTGCGACTGAGGACGAGGAACCCTTTATCGTCAAGAGTCCACGGGTCATCCAGCATGACCTTCATTTCCCTACCGTCGAATTCTGCTAGTGCTGACATGTCAGTTTCCCTTCGTGATGTTGTATGACGCCCAGGCTAGTAGACCCAGGCCGATGAGTGTGGACCCGTTGACGACGGCCAACGGATTGATGACGCCAGGTGCCAGAGTGAACCCTGCACCGATGAGGAAGACTACCCACCACCTCATGGGAGCACCGCCGCCAACCAAATGATGACTGCCAGATTGATTACACCTGACACGAACAGGCTGACAGTGACGAAGCGTGACTCAGTCCACTCCATACTCCAGAACGCCTCACGCTTCTGTTGCTTCAGTAGACGCTCAGACTCTTTGCGAGTCATACGCTTCTGTCCCAGGACCGCGTCGACGTGACCCTCCCACAGGAACTGCACCTTAGTGAAGAACCGTGCATCCTCGATGATCGCGGTCATGAGGTAAGCGGGCATCGGTTGACCCTCATGTGATTTCCACCACCTGATGATGTCATCTATCTTCTCTTGGTCAGCGATTTGTTGCTGTTTGTAGTAGCCCATCGTGGACTCCCTTCTCTTTTGGTAGTCATCACAATAGCGTGTAGTGTAAGCACTAGACAGTAACAGATGGTTACATTTTGATAACAAAGGATGTATGATGGTAGACATGCAATCATTCGATTTCCACTCCTACGACACCATGACGATTGAACAGTTATCGGTCATTCGTAAGCAGGGCCTCAACAAGGTCGACACCGTCACACAGGCGATGCGCGATCATGTACGCGACGAACACGCCAACGGCACACCCATCCTCAAACTAGCGAAGAAGGCTGGAGTCACACGTCCCACCATCTACTCCTGGTTAGAAGAATAAAGAAGGGCCGCCCTGGATGGTGGAAAACAGGGCGACCCTAGAACGGAAAACCAGAGAGAAGGAACAACCGTTCGTCTACTAGCCTACCATCTACTGGCAGGAATCACACTGAAGCAAATCGATGGGGTCCACAGGAACCTCGAACCCGTCGACCACGTCACGGTCACTCACTGACTGGCTTCCGGTCATACTGTAGAACCGATGTGAGCAAAGACATGACACCGGCAAGCGCTGACACGCTACCCACGTTCACCCAGTCGACCTCGAGGATGCCAACAGCACCCACACCGATAGTCGCGATCGCCACCTGTGCGCAAGTTTTGATAGCGCGTTCGCCAGCGTAATCCCAGTACTTCATCCACTTATCCATCAGCGTCCTCCATATCGTTTGTGTGATGCCATTTGTCGTCCACTGTACCAAACCCTATATAGGCTGACGCGACAAGCGTGACGAGGGCGACACCGCCTGTAATGAGTTCCCCCGTCATTTTATCCTGGAACAAACCGATAGCACCCAGACCAATCATGCTGAACCCTCCGATGATGGAGGACCAGATGACACGTCGACGGATACGCCAGGACGGTTTAGACATCCATGAACCTGACGATGACGGGCATGGCGGCACTGACGAATCCAGCGATGGCCATGATTTGCCACACACGCTTCTCTGTTACACGGATACGTTTCTCATGGTCAGCCAACTGATCCTTCACGTCAGACTCCAGTTCGTCCAGTTGCTTGGACATGGAGGGCAGGGAGTTCGCCAGTCGCTCCAGCAACAACTTCATTTCTTGCACTTGGGTGTAGACCTCTTTCAGAGTGATACGGGCAGATGGTTCATCAACCATTAGATTGTCCCGTCATTCAAGGCACGTTGCAGGGCGCTGATTGTCAGCCTGCCCCAGATGCCATCCTGTGTCACACCCAACTTCTTCTGTACTGCACGTCTGGTCTGTGGACCGATGCGGCCGTCCTGTTCTACGCCAGACCATGCCTGCACTGCACGGTATGTCATGATGCCTGGTCGACCATCAGGCACACCCTTGTAGTAGCCACCACGTTTCAACGCCGCCTGAAAAGCCTTCCACGTGTTCCTCCCCAACCGGCCATCCACCTTGAGTGGTGGTGGAGTCACTGACGGTGCACCCTTCAGGAACGGTACTGGGTCGATAGTGTCGCCCCACCGTCGTGAGCGTCGCGTTTCGAAGTGGAGGTGTGGCCCAGTCGAGGCCCCAGTGTTGCCGACGAATGCAATCAGGTCACCTAGTTGCACACGGGCACCTTTCGCCAGGTGTGACGCCTTCTGCAAGTGGTAGTACACGGTGAACAGTGTGTCGGAGTGTTTCAGGATGAGCGTGTGCCCACCACTTTTGCCATACCCTTTGTGGACGACGATGCCGTCTGCAGGCGCATTGAGTGGTGTACCAACTGGCATGGCGACGTCGATGCCGTGGTGGAATGTGTTCCGGCCTGTGATGGGATGACGCCTGGGACCAAAGGGACTACGGGCGTTGACGGTGTACCCTTCAGGCCAGGGTTGCTGGAGCCTCATCAGTTACACCTTCGCGGCGTGTGTGACGAACCGGTCAACTGCCTCACGGTATCCAGACTGGATGATGAGGTCGCGATCCTCATGGGCGTCGACAATCTTCATCAGGGGACTGTCAGGGTGAAGTGTGTTGTCACCGTCCTGAGGGTCAGCCCAGGACATGATAAAGGCGCGTGCGACATCCTCAATCAAATCGTCAGTCATCA